CTAAACTTGCGAAAATTGCAGGTCGTAAAGGTGGTTTAATATCAAGGCGTGGCAAAGCTAAGACTTTAGTGACGGCTTAATTCTTCGCCTTACAATTATATTACCAACATTGGTAATATAATTCAGAAAATGTGAAAGGAATGAAAATGAATAAAGAATTAGAAATTTTTGCAACAACATTAAACGAAATTGTAAAGGTTATCCCAGATAGTTTTTATCTAAATTATATTCAAACAACAAATGAAATAGAGAACCTTATCGAAAATAATAAGAATTATGACTACACTTATGATGAAGATGGTGATATTCAGGATAAGATTTTTAAAGGTTATAAAGATGACAATCTAAACAAAGTCCTTGAAAAGATTAAAAAATCATTGGAAAAAGATGAAGATAGAAGAGATTCTGATAGAGATAGCCTTAACAGAAAAGTGTTCAATAACCTTAAAGCAGTCAAGAACATTGTAAAAGTTTACGCAATTAACACAGAAGAAGATAAATAAGTGTCGAGGTAAGAAATGAAACAATATAGACTACTTAAAGATATTCCTTTTGCAAAAGCTGGTGATACGGTGGAAATGTGGAGCGATGGGACTATGGCTTTTGGCGACCCTACTCTTCCACGGTTTAATAAAAAAGATGTACGAATGTTCCCATTATGGTTTGAAGAAGTTGAAGATTATTTCTATATCACCACAGATGGTTCTGTATGGTTATGTCCTAAAAATAAAAATAAGGAATTAGACAAGAACAGAAAAGCAATCGGCAACTATTTTGAAACAATCGAAAAAGCTGAAGAATATCTTGCATATTTAAAGGCTAAAACAATTATTAAGAAAGACACCAAAGGTTTCAAACCTAATTGGAATGACCCAAGGCAAGAGAAATACTATTGTTATTGGGATGTTGAAAGAAAAGAGCCTAAATATAGTTTATCGTATACAACCAAAGAGCCAAGTATATGTTTTGAAACTTGGGAAGATGTTAAAGAAAGCTTCAAAAACCATCCTGAAGCATGGAAAACTTATCTGACTTATGAGTAATAAAATTCACTTAACAGATTTAGAGCAACAAGTCTTAGAAGCTTTTTGCAAATTATATTCTAATCCTATGACACTTTCAATTGTTCCACGACATCATATAAGCTGTAAATGCAATTTATCAAAATATAAAACCTTAACAATTCGATTCCAGCCTTACAAGGGGTTAAAGCCCCATTGAGATTTTTTTGGACGGGAGGACTAAAAACTTTTAGTCATCCCTTGTAGGGCTGGAATAAAACTGGTTGAGTTCGCGACTGAAAGTGTATCGTGTTCCCGAATGGGAGTAAGACAGAGGTCGAGAAATCCGAAACACTTTTCAACTTGAAGACTCAGCCCTACAAAGAGCATATTGTTTCAATAAACTATAAGCCCCGACCTGCCATATGTCGTTAAACTGGGCAATGAATGTCTATAAAATTTAATGTGTCATAAATTTATAATAGTGGCGAAAGCAATTTCGCCCCTCGAACCTGAGCATAACTAAAATTACAAATAATATTTAATAGAATTTGTAGCTGTAATAATAGGTTTAGCGTATTAGCGTCTGTATACGCAAAGTTATGTTCAGATTTGAAGAATTAAAAGATGATAAGATAGGTTTAAATATAATGAGTATTGAAGAAAATAGAGATGTATGTTATACTTTCAGCATAAGATTAGGAAAAGATGTGAAAGATCTAAATAAAAACTCAGTTAAAATTTCTATCTCTGGCAAACTGGATGGCAAGGATATAAACCTGCAGAATACCACTATTAAAGATGTCCAAAACCTTCTTGAAATGGCGGATCTTATTTTCTCTTCTGTGGGTTCTGATAATGCTAAGTATAAAGAAATTCCTGTAGAGATTATAAATGGTAGTGTTGCAGTTACAACGAGTAATCCGATTATAATAAATGCTATCCAGCCAGAAATAAGAAAGCTTCGAGAATCTGATAATATATTGCGATCAGAAAATCCTGAGTTTGAAAAAGCTATCTCTAAAGCTATTGAAAAATATGGAAAGTCAAGTAGTTTAGCTTTGTCGTTGTCGGTAACGGGTCAAGATGGAACTAAAGAAGAGATAACTATCGATAAAAATCATCAAATAAAGATAGCTGACAATATAATTTTAGTTGATTCTCAAGATTATATATATGGTTCAATATATGATGCAGGAGGCGTAAAACCAAATATCCACATAGAAACTGCAGATGGCGAAAAAATAAAGATTCAAGCAAAAATAGAAGATATTAGGTCTATAGATGGCAATTTTCTATACAAGCCTTGTGGTATACTGGTGGAATTTAAAGAAAATATTTTGACCGGAGAGCGTTCAGAGTATAAATTCAAAAAAATAATAAAATATAATCCTAAAATGTCCGACTCGGAGAAAAAAGATTTTCTCAAAAGGCAACAAGAATGGTGGGGAAAAATAGATAATATAGAAGAAAAACTTGAGGAGTTAAGCTAAGATGATAGAGCATTTATCAAATAAAAAGGTTGTTTTAGACACCTGTTTTATAGGCGCTCTTTTAAATAGACAACACTCTCACCATCGCCGCGCAAATGAGATATATGACACCTTAACGGATAAAAGTCACTCTGTTCAAATCATGATACCTACTATTGTTTTAGCCGAGATGTCCGGACTAGGTCTAGAAGAAAATGCTGTAAATGATTTTCTAAAGAGTGGGCATTTTCAAATTAAAGCTCATACTTCTAGGCCAGCTTATGATACTAAGCCTGTAATGGGGATTTTAAAATCTTGTGGTAGAAGTGAATACAAAAGAAACCGAAATTCAAATGACTATGGTAAAAAATGGGACGAATTCACTGACGATATAAAAATTATAACCATCGCAAAAAATATTGGGGCTGATTATATATTGACTTTTGATAAGTTTTTTATTGAATCTTCTGCCGAATTAAATGCTGCTGGCTATTATGAAACTAAAGCTGTAGATATTAGTACAAATGAAGGTTTAGCTGAGCTCAATGGCGGACAGAGTTCTCTGCCGTTTAATGATGAATTATAGAAAAAATATAACACTCATCAAAAAGTGCTATTTCCTGTAATTCTTTAAGCCAGTTCTTCATTGCAGTACTAGCAATAATCTTTATTTATTTTGCGAATTTTTTTGCACCTTTTTAAAACTTATGCTATAATATACTCAAGGGAATAATGGGCACACTATCAGTCAAAAAGATTGTTTAGTGTGCCCATTTTATTTTTGGGCAGAAAGGCGAGGAATGGCTGAGGCTAAAAATAAGACTACTAAGAAAAAAACTAAAGCTAAAATTTCGGATAAAGCAAAAACTAACTTAACTCCAAAGCAAGAGCTATTTTGTAGAATATATGCAAGTGATCGTGAGTTTTTTGGAAATGGTGTGCAAAGCTATATTGAGGCGTATGGAGTTGATCTAACTAAAAAAGGGGCTTATTTAGTTGCTCGAGTGGAGGCTTCTAAGTTATTAACAAAACCCAACATCTTAAAGCGTATTGACGAGATATTTGAGGATGATGGCTTAAATAATTCATACGTGGATAAACAACTCAAAAAGCTAGTTACGCAGGATGCGGATTTTAAAGTTAAACTCGGAGCAATTAAAGAATACAATACTCTTCATAGTCGTATTCAGAAGAAAATTGATATTACTAGCGGTAATAAGCCAATACCAATTTTAGGTGATTTAGTTAAGGGAGTTGATAAAGAATAATGGCTTACGTCTTGACAACCAGCACTAAAAAGCTGGCTAAACTCAATAAACGTATTAGGGCTGTTTGTGGCGGAACTTCTGCTGGTAAAACAATTTCAATTATGCAGATATTGATTAGTAAAGCGATCGACGACAAAAGGCCGACTCTAACAAGTGTTGTTAGTGAAAGCTTTCCGCACTTAAAGAAAGGTGCAATGCGTGATTTTAAAAACATCATGCAAGAGCATAATTATTGGGATGATAAGAGCTGGAATGCGACAGATTCTATTTATACATTTCAGAGCGGTTCTAAGATTGAGTTTTTTAGTGCAGATCAGCCAAGTAAGGTGCGAGGACCACGCCGTGAGAGGCTTTACATTAATGAATGTAATAATGTTGATTATGAAGCTTTCGATCAGCTGGAAGTGCGAACAAATCTTGAAGTTTGGTTAGACTGGAACCCAACCTATGAGTTTTGGTTTTATACGAATGTTTTAAATAATCGAGATGATATAGATTTTATAACCTTAACATATAAGGACAATGAAGGCTTACCGGAAAATATCGTTAAATCTATTGAGATGCGTAAAAGTAATAAACAATGGTGGCGAGTTTACGGTGAAGGAAAGCTTGGCGAAGTTGAGGGTCGAATTTATACCGGCTGGCAGACTTTGGATGAAATGCCTTTTGAGGCAAGACTTGAAGGTTATGGCTTGGACTTTGGCTATACTAACGACCCTACAGCGATTGTTGCAGTTTATTATTATAACGGCGGTTATATTTTAGATGAAAAATGCTATCGTAAGGGAATGTCTAACAGGGATATTGCGGATTTATTGAATAGTTTACCTTATGGGTTAGTTGTGGCAGATTCAGCTGAGCCTAAATCGATTGACGACATTAAGAGCTATGGTGTTGCGATTGTTGCAGCAGATAAGAGTGGCACAAAATCTAAACCATACTTAAAAACTTCAATTGGGCATGTTCAAGATCAGAAAATTAGCGTGACAAAAGGCAGCACAAACTTAATTCGAGAATATCGCAGGTATTTGTGGAAAGTAGATAAAGATGGGCGAACATTAAATGAACCAGACGGAGGTTATGATCACGCTTTAGATGCAGCAAGGTATAAGTTATATAGTTTGCGTAGTCATTTTGAAGAAGAGGGGCAAATTTATAAATCGGGTAATCTTGAGGGGTTATTTTATTAAAAAGGTTAGAGGCATATGAAATTTGGTGATATTAGTGATGTGAAAACAGTGCATGATGGCAAGGTTGTAAAGCATGTTAAAAGTTATACTGTTAAGGTTAAGTTAGAGAACACAACACAGTTAAGAAATGAAATATTTTCATTAATTGAAGATGTTTCGGCTGGAAAATGTCTTGATTTTTCGATTGATGTAAGGGTTGATTCGAATAATAAACCTAAATGGCTAACAAAAACGGTAATAGACCCTTGCTCAAAAATAAGAATGTGATATAATTAAAATAAGAAGCCACTGAGTGAAGCTCAGAGCGTTAAAATAACGTTCAAGGAGTTTGATACAGTGGCATTTTCTTTTTTAGAAAAAAATAGTTTGAAAGAATTAGCAGAGGCTGCAAAGACAAATTTGCAACCAGTTTTTGATGATCTTAAAGAATATGAACGAGTAGCTAATAATAAGCCTAAATCAAATATTCCAAAAGGCTTACCGCAAGTTACAGATGGGACTGTTGCGGCTTATATTTCAAGCACGCCTAGAACAATTATTCAACAGATACCAACGGGTAGGGTTAAGTCGTTAGACGATGATAAAGATTTAGCAGGTGTAGCCGATTTGGTGTTAACTGAGAAAATCTTACCAAACGCAAATTCAACTGGTGGAGTAATTCAGAAATCATGGGGAGCGTTAAGTAATGCTTTGATTTATGGCTCACAACCGGCGTATGTGTTTTATAAACGAGATGGTAATTATATGGGCGCTGACTTTAAACTTGTTAATATTCGTGATGTGTGGTATGAACCGGGTAAAAGCTATGCTGGGGATTGTAATTATATTTTTATGCGCGCTTGGTATCAAAAGAAAGATATTGAAGCGATTATCAACAACGGTAAACGCGCAAAGCAAGAAGGCTTGGAATATCCTTGGGATTTGGAAGCTTTAGCTGATATTGAAGAAAAAAACCGCGAAGAAGAGCAAGAAGACAACAACAGACAGCGAAAAGCTATTGAAATTGTTTTTGCTTTTCAAAAAGGTATTGATGCAACATTCTATGGATTTAATATGGACACTGGCGATGTTCTTTATGAGACTAAAAATCCGGATCCAACGGGTAAAATGCCAATCGTTACACTTTATGCTGATATTGATGATAAAACACCTGTCGGTAAAAGCGCTATTCGGTTTGTTGTTGGACTACAAAATATGCTTGATACTGAAATGCAAATGTATCAGTATTCGCAAGCGTTGGGACTTGCTCCACCAATCATTAAGCGTGGAGTATATAGCTCAGAAACGCTTAGAATGAAACCTAATGCAATCTGGGACTTGGGTGCTAACGATAATAATTCTGCTCAGATTGTAAACCTTTCAACACCAGCACAAACGAATTTCTCAAATAATTACAGCTTAATCAAGAGTCAGATTATGAATCATAACAATATTTCGGACTCAAGCGTCTCTTCAACAGCTGGAAATATTGCGTTCTCGAAAACAAGTGCTGGTGTTCAACAGCAGGAAAACCGCATTAGTATTTCAAATAACCAGTTGATGAAGAATTTTGAAGAGTGGTTTGGTGATTTGTGCGAAAGAATGCTAAATATTTACTTTGCGTTAAGCTATGGTGAAGAAGAAATTGAGCTAACAGAGCAATACATTAAGCGTGAAAAGGTTCATAATCCAGATTTTGACGCCACTAGCGCAACTATTTTGTATGATGCGGTTAAAAATGGCTTTAACTATCGAGTAGATGCTTCAACTTCGAAAACGAAAGATGACCAAGCTAGCGTGGAGAGCCTTGAAAAGATTCTGGAATTATCTCAGAAATATCCGAACCTTCAACAAGTATTCGATACTACAAAGATTGGCGAAAGGATTATTGCTAAATTAGGAGTTGAAGATCCAGAAGAACTGGTGATTAACACTGACAAGAACGGAAACGGTGTGCCGGATACACAAGAAATGATGGGAGATGAAAATGGATTTGTTGCCGAATAATGATATATCTCAAGAACCTAAAGCTAAGATTAGCGAATATGAACAAAAAATGATCACCGTAGATGATCTAAAATCTGTTTATAACGATATAATTGATTGGGTTGAAGATTATGCTGATAATATGGACAGACTCAGCACGATTGAGATAACAGAATCAGAGAGTGCGGAAGATTTACGGGCGCGAATATACGCTCGGAGAATTGCAAGAGATATTCTTTATAGCTTAGGTGGAGAGTTGAGAGCGAAACTCAATGAAGCGAAGGAAGTTAAAAGAGAATTGGAGGAACGATGATCGAAGAAAACAATCAAGAGAACAATGAAGCTCTTCAATCGGAAAAAATTTTACAAATAGCTGAGCTTGAAGACAATATCTTAAATGCTAAAAGTTATCGTTTTCACCAAGAAGGACAATTGTTAGTTTGTGAAGACAATCCAAACCTTTCAGGCTTACTACCTCTTGGAACAATGATCGAAGGAACGCCTGGCAATTACAAAATAACGAAGATTTTTTAGTTGAAATCTTCTATCTGGTGGTAGTCCGCTCGCAGCCACCAGTTAGAAGGGTTTAACCTTTAACCCTTTGGTGTCGCGACCATACTGCGTAATATTTAAAGGAGAAAAAAATGGATATAAATAGCGTAAATAATACAGAAGTTGCACCTGTGGAAGGTCCGCTACCAGCCGAAAACGCAACAACAGAGCAAGATGAAATCAAAGCGCTTGCTGAAAAAATGGGTTTTGGTGGAGATGTAGAATCTTCAGAAATAAAGGAAGAGAAAGAAAAAACTCCGGAAGAACCTAAGGCTGAAGAACAGGAAGAAAAAGAAGAACCTGAAACCAGCAAACGGGGAGCTGAGGCACGAAAAGAACAATTAAACAGTGAAATTCGTGAACTAAACTCACAAAAGCATCAAATTGAGCGAGAAATCGAACAAGCAAGAGCTGTGCGAGAATATCAAGCCTCAATTAATGATAGTTATATAACACCTGAACAGTTAGAAGCCGAAGGTTGGCCGCATGAAGAAGCGGTGATGAAAGCTTTTGAGATTAACCAGCAGGTTCAAGCTAAGCAAATTGCTCTAAACAACTACAAAAATCAAGTGATGGATTTAAGACAGAACTTGACTATTGATCGCTATGAGTTGGTTAAAGATTATCCAGTCTTTGATGTAAGTAGCGACAAATATAACGAAGAATTTACTAATAAAGCACTTGAAATCTATGGCAAAGTTGCTAATCTACAGTTCGATGAAGATGGAAATGTGATTAGTGCCGATCAACCGCTATATAGCTTTATGAGTGAAATTGCAGACCTTGCTGAAGTGTTATCAGCAGGAGCAGCAAAAGAAGCTCGCAAATCTATTGAAAAGCAGTTAGCTTCGACTTCAGTAGATAGTTCACAAGGAATTGTTGAAGACTCTACTGATGACTTTGTAAAGAATTTTTTCAAGTAAAATAAGAAAGGAACAATATTATGGCTATTAACTTGCCTGAAGCATATTCAACAATTTTAGATAAAGGATTTACACTTAAATCTTTAACAGCACCAGCCTTTAAAGGTAAATATAAAGTAATTAACGGTGCAACAAAAACTTTCAAAATCTTTAGCACAGAAGGTCAAGACCTTAAAGATTACACATCACGAAAGAACGCAAATGGCGGTGGAGTTGGAACATTTGGTTACCAATACTCAGCCGTGCAAAATAATGCTCAAACTGTAACTGCAACGCAAGACAAATACTTTGCAGGACAGATTGATAAAGCAGATGCTAAATTCTCACGAGATGGCTCACTTGATACAAGCGAATTTATGCGTGTGCAAATGGAAGAGAAAATCTTTCCAATGCTTGACAAATACAACATTGCTGCACTTGCGAGAGTTGCAACAAATGTAGTTAAAGCAACAACTTCTGCTAACGCTTATGAAGCATTTAACGATCTCTATACAAAACAAACTAATAACTTGGTTCCAACAAGTGGTCGTGTAGCGTTTGCATCAGCATCATTCTTTGCTAAAATTAAACTTGATCCTAAGTTTACAGTAGATAGTGAATTGACAGCACAATCACGCCGAACTGGAAACTATGGCCGAATCGATGGTGTTTTAATCATCGAAGTGCCAGATAG